CGTCATGAGCGTACCGCTGCTCAAAGTGGCACTTGCATTAATTCCCCACAATCCACAATTTGTATAGTTCCCGTTAGCCTGACTGGGGCCGAAATAGGTCGAGATGTTCACTTGCTGACCTGTAAGCGTGATCAATGTCGGCACGGCTCTGAAAATCTCGGTTTGGACCTGAGTATCCCCAGGACTAACCGACGTGATGGGGAAGGTTCCCACCGCAAAGTATTGAGCAAATGCGCCAACAACGACATTATTTGATGCTATGAAATTTAATAGCTGATTTCTGCCACTATTTGTTAAAATATTTTTATGCTCATAAGCGGTATAGCGCTCCCTCTCCTTTTCAGAAAGTCTAGGCCACCAGCCTAGGAAGTCTTCCCGCGTACAGCCAGCGGGCAACTCACGCGCCTTAACGATGCCTGTGAACTTGATATGCTCTTCTATTGTGTATTTTCTTCTCTTAAACATAGCTACCCGTAAATTGTCGATCTACCATATTGCGCAACTCCGTAAACACCTGTTTGCCCACCATAACTACACTGACCATATAAACCAGTCCCATAAACCCCTACTGCATAATTTGCCACTGGTACAGCACTAATAGAGTCTCGATAGGATATAGTTTCGATTGCTACCACATCCACCTGTTGAGGAGCTGTTACCCCGCTAACCGTTATGCTCCTATTCATGGCTTTGTTAGCATTTCTCAGATGATCTATGATGGAAGGATTGAATGAGCCTAATACATAATCATACTCATTGATACCGTTCCCAAGGTAGCGCCCGTGCACGCTCTGAATGACATATGGCTTATTGATAATGCCGTTCCTCTGATGCGTGATGTAGACTGCTACGCCTGCTGGTGCGAACACCTCAGAAGTTGCCTTGATGATCTCCCTTGGGTTCCCGCTCTTGGCAATTTCCGCTAGACCTCGCTGGGTCGCACTGGTCAAGCTGATAATGTTCGTGTCGTTGACTTTGCTGTCAAAGAGCGGGATAGCATAGGCAGGTAGCGAAGGCAGCCCTGAGCCTTGCATAATAGCCTGCGTGCTCACCGGGGCTTCATAGCCATAGACCGCAGTGATGTTGTTCGTACCGCTGGGCGGTGCAGCGTTAAATTGCAACGTCCTGGCAGTCTTATTCATCAATACATCGTACTGACCTGTAAATCCATCCCTGCCTGCAATACCCACCCTCTGAGTTACACCAGCCGACACAAGCGAATTCATTGAATATGGTGTGTTTGCCAATGTAAATATCTTATTTGTGCCATTTCCGCTGAATTGCTCAAAAGCCGTTGCAATGAATTTGCCACCCGTGATCTTAATGCGCCTCTTTACCTGTGTTCCATCTTTCTTGTAGTTGTACACAGAGTAGGGAAAAGAGGCTGATTCATCCGGTGCTTCAACAAGAGTGAAAGAGGCGACATTGTAGAATGAAGGTTGATAACGCAAAGTGTAGTACATGTCTACAAAAGAGACAAACCCAGATTTATCAGTAAGACCGTTGGCTACTTCTCTGAGTGAATTGTCACCATAAGTGATGTTATCCTCTGTGATGCCTGTTTGGATAGGAGCCGCGCTACTGCTATTGGGCGCAACAGTCGAGAGCTGACCAGCAAAATAGGTGCTGACCAGTGTGGTGAGGATAGTAGCATCGGTCTGACCAGTGAACACCGCGTTAATATTGCCATTCTCCAATTGCGCACCAGGTCCTGCACAAGAGATGTGCCATGTGCGATTCGGGCCATCATAATCCACATTGAAGTCATCAATGTAGCCTGAGAAGATACGGCAGGTGCGCGAGACCGTGAAGTCTGGCATCTGCGAGCAGTTCACTTGGTTGTAGTTGCAGTCAGGCGTGGGGTAGCTGACATTCCAATCCACAGAGGGGTCGGAGAAATACATCGGCTCTAACTGGAAGGTGGCAATTTTGAACGTACCTGAGTTGCTACCAGCCACCATGGTTTCGCCACCAAGTGATACCCGGATGTTTGCAGCTCCCGGGGGTGCAGTCGCCTGAAGAGAGACGCGTGTGTTGGAGAGTACTCCATCCTGATTGTTGATCGTGATGCCGTTATTGCTATACTCTACTGGTGCCCCAAATGCGCGTAAGGCATAATTGCCTATGATCGTATTGCCTGAGCTATCCAGGAACTCAATTATCATCACGGTGCGGCAATTGACCAGTGCGGTTGCGATGTTGATGTAAGCAGAGAGCATGTAGTTCTGTCCGGGATGGACATAGCCATTAAGCGTTGTCTGTTGGAGTAGTCCCGCTCCGAGCACGTTATTATTGAAGATCATCTGCATTTCGAATGCTTGCGTGTACGAAATAAGCCCCGCGTGTGCACCAGATGTTGACCATGGAGAGCCGCTTATGGTCATGGCATTCTGTAGAATATTGTGCGATGGTACTGTTGGTACAGTTACAGCGGGATTGAACGTAGGTGCATTTGGTGCATTCTCATCCCAGAGTATACACTCCATACCCCAATCAAATGAGAGCAAGCATCCGTCGTCTATCACATCAAAATTAGCTTTTGGAAGCTGATCATTAATTGCTTGATCAAAGTTTATCGTGTTTTGTACATATTTGGTAACGTCCTTGCCATTCACTACCGTTAAAGTCAAGTTCTACCTCCTGACGCCCACGATACCAGAACACCACTTCTATTCAGTTCTTTTGTTAGTTCGTCTTTTACCTTGTCTGCAATGTCTTGCGCCTCATTGCGAGATCGACCTGGAGCATTGACGGTAACGTTGATGGTGTTGTTGTTCACCACGACCGAGCTGCTGCTGGTGGATGGACTTTTATCGACAAATGAGCTTGCCATGCTGGTATTGAGCCCGGGTGAGCGGAAGGAATGGAGCATTTCAGAGTTAATTGTTGCGTCCAGGACTGGTTTGCCTGCCTTAATACCTTCTGAGATCTGCTTAGGTATCATCGATCCTTGCAGCTCAAGATCTCGCAAAGGTCCGAGTTTGGCTGGAGAATGCGGCAGATGAGAGGAAATGAAACTGCCGACATCACTAATAGCACCTCCTACAGCTCCTATTGCACCTCTAATCCCATTCGCTATTCCATTGACAATATTTGCTCCTGCATTTGTTGCATCTGCGATGACAGTATTCCAAACACTTTGGATCATTCCAGGCAAGGACCAGAGGAAGCTAACGGCACGCCCCGGGAGTTGAGCAAACCAGCCAATGACACCCATTACTAGCTGCATTACTAGTTGAACAGCTCGGATATTGAGCTGCATGAACAAGGCAATTGCACCGTTTACAAGATCCGGTATGATGGAATGTCCCACAAGCGCGTTGTAGAGATGTATGAAAAAGCCGATAATGCCCATGACAAAACCGGAAACAAGTCCCCATACTCCCCAGACAAGTGCCCAGAACAGTCCTGTCACAACATTTACCAGCCCAGCAACAGTATTCTCTATACCATACCAAATAACAAGCAAATCAGGAATGAGCTTTCCCCACTGTCCTGTTACCAGATCAACGACAAAAGCCACAATACCAGAGAAAAACTGAACCAACCCGCCAAATATCTGAATAACGCCACCCACAACTTGTGCAACTCCAATAAGGAGACCGGCCAGTCCTTTAGCAACGCCCGTGATAGCCCCGACTAGCACGCCCAACGCGATAACAAGAACAACCCCCACAACCATTGCCAGTGCCCCAAGCAGCATTTTGAGTGGTTCAACTACTGGAGCAAGACCCGAAAAGGCAGGAACGATCTGTGTTTGCCAGACATGGACAAGCTCATCCCAAACGGGCTTGAATTGTGTGGCGATGAAGGAGCCAAGCATCTGCATACCAGACCATAGCCAGAGAAGCACCGGCATTATGCCGCGAACTGCTGAAATAGTGCCAGTTTGCAGGTTTTGCCACATCGCAATAGCGCCGTTGATAATAGCCTCATTTATGAGAATAGAGCCTTGTTGCTGTATAAGTTGCTCTACGCCATTCTTCTGCCTTGTGATAGCAGCAACAACACCATCGGCTTGTTTCTGTGCATGATCAATCGACTTGAGCTTTAGTTGCAATGCTTCCATAGCACCTTCAGTATGAGCGTGATGCATCTCGTTTATGATGCCTGCTCGCTGCTTTGCAATGTTTTTCACAGTGCCTTCAGCTTGAGCAAGGGAATGGCTAATACTGACATCCTTCATCTGGAGTGTGTGCATCCTCACGGCAGGGTCAAGCCGTTTCATCTCATCTTCAATGCTTATTCTCTGCCATGCAGCAGCCGTAACAACGCCCTGTGCCTGATCTTGAGCATTTTTGATAGCTGTGAGCTTTGCCTTAAGAGTATTGATATGCACAGCATCATGGAAATAGATCATCTCACTTTGAATATGTGCTCTTTGCTCTTCATAGGATGCAATCAGTTTCTGCTTCTGCTCTATAGTATTGCTGAGTGCGCTAACTTTTGCTTTTGATGTACTCTGCTGTACCACATCAACGATAGAGAACATAGCGAGCTGTGCTTCATTCTGGAGACTATGGAAGGCATTTTCAGCAGTTTTCATCGCAGGCTTCAGATCATTCACAAGCGTTGCAGCAAATGATTTAACAGACACAATTGAATTATCAACGAATACCTTAAATGGCTTGGAATTGTTATAGAAGTAGATGAAAGCTGCAACAACTGCTGCTATAGCCGCTGCTACCAGATAGAAAGGCAATGTAGCGCCTATGACAGCTACAGCCAGGCTCACCAACGCAGGAATTACCACTGCCAGGATGAGAGCTGCACAGCCAGCTAGCACGCCGCTGAGGATAGGGACGAGCATATTTGCTTTATCCAACCAGCTAATAAAGTTGGAGAAACCAGTAATCACGGGAATAATAGCCCCTGCAATTGCGGTCACCATCGGCAGAAGAGCAGTCCCGATCTTGATCCTGAGTACTTCTACTACCTCTTGCGCTTGCTGCATTCTTGTATTCAGGTTCTGCTGAACAAGATCCCAACCCTCAACCGAGGTTCCACCTGCTTTGAGTGCTGCTGTGATGGATGATACATTCTTCCTATAAGCGTCCATATTCTCGCCGCCAATCTGTAAGGCGACATTTAAACCTGCTGCACCTCCCATGATGTTCTTGAGTGCTGTCGTCGCTTCTATGCTTCCTGCTGGGAACTTTGAGCCAATATGATCCTCAATAAGTTGGAGAGCGGCAGGCAGACCTTTTGTGGAAAGTGTATCTTTGAGGTCCTGAGCTTTTAGCCCGATATCCGTCATAGAGCTCTGTGCGATGCCAGAGGGGGCTTCAAGAGCACGAAGAGCAAATGCCAGATTTTGAGAAGCGCGCTGGGCCGTCATGCCTGCATTGGTCATCATGGCAAGTGCGCCACCAACATCGGCAAAAGAGACATGAGCGCTATGAGCAATTGGCAGAACCATACCCATTGAACCTGCAAGATCCTGCATATGCATCTTTCCTGCTTTAGCCGCTGCTATCAGCTCATTAGTTGCAGCAGCTGCTTGTGAAGCTGGAAGATGATAGTCCGTCATGATGGTGGTTAAGGCTTTGGTGACCGTGGTTAAGTCGGCATTGTCAGTCTTGGCCCCCTGTGCCGCTGCTCGCAGTACCAGCAAGCCATCCGCGCCTATTTTGCCGCTCGAATTGATCATGAACATAGCTGAGGTCAGGTCTTTGGTTGCAGTACCCGTCTCGACAGCGATATCTTGAATACCAGCCCCTACCATCTTGAGATTTCGGGGAAGTTCACCCGCGCCCGTAACCAAGCTGGTCAACTGAGATTGAAAATCCGCTGCTGGTTTGATAGTTGAGGCAATAGCACCCGCTACAAGTGCCGCTCCTCCTGCTGCAAGGAGAAGTCCTGAGCCTGCAAGAGCTCCCGATCCACTCAGATCGGCAAGAGATTTGCCAACATTCTTGACGATATTTGAAGCGAGGTCACGCGCCTCTAGAGCAATACGCAAGTAGAGATCATCGGCCACGATTTATCTCCTCTCTTTGCTGCTGCTCTATCTGCTTCTGCTTCTCTTGCTCATACTGTTGTTCAGCTTGGTAGCGTATCCACTGCCTATGTGCTTCTAATCTAGGTGCTCTCATGTAGTCGCTCTTACTTCCGTAAATGTTCCACATGGTTGCATCCTTGATCTCAGGTATCAGTTCTCCTGATGTGCCTCTATAACTCCTGAGGCAGGTGGTAAAAAATCCTGCTGTTCCTGCTCATCCATATCAGGATTGCGGTCTGATATCTCTTTCGCGATAAAGTCATAGTAGGTTTTGGGAAGCTTTTCGATATTTTCAGGTGAGAAAACTAAAGGCATTTCTACAGATGTTCCATCAGCTTGACGAACGGTTTTGAGAACGTTCCAACCTTTGACCATCCTCTTCAGAGTAGCCAGCTTGACAGACCCCACTTGGATCTTGAGGTTCATGTTTTGCTTGGCAAGCTGCTTGCCGATCTCAGTGCGAACGAGTTGATCCTGTATCCACGCGTCATCCCCTGCTGTCATCTCAGTTTGAATGATGACGTACTCTCCAGGCTTGAACCATGGAGCTCGTATGCTCTCTACTTCATTCGGATTAAATCCATTCATATTCTTCCTCTTACTAAATATCTTGCATAAAATGTTCATTATGCAGCATAATTTGCAGGTAACTGGTTCTGTGATACAAACTTGAATTCGTAGCCTAAAGTATCTGTGTACTCTGTCGAGAATTTGATCTTTGCTTCTACCCTTTCAAGCTTCGTTGGGTCTCGTTTCGCTTCTATAATCTTTGCAGGAAAAGTAAATGTCCAGTTCTTAAAGTAGGTAGTACCTCCTGTAGTACCCATATAGATGTTACTCAGGAATTGCGCTTGAAGAAGCTGTTTGACATTCTGCCGGTACTTCTCATACTGTACAAGATCTTCGAAGAGAATGGTAAGCTCAATCTCAGTTTCACGCTGCTTCCGTGTGACCGATTGCAAGCGTTGGCTGTTGACTGCCGGGAAGTTTCTCGTGCGAGGGATCTTAAAGATGATCTTCCAGTCCAGGACCTGATTGTATGCGGTAGTGCCTGCCGTGCCTGAAAGTGGGTCGATGAACCATGCAGTTTGCCAGCCACCTATCCCAACTTCTTGCGGTTGCCAGAGCGCAGAGAGTGCGCCAATAGAGCCGAATGGCACGTTACCAGCGGTATTCTCCATGTTGAGAACGGTTCTATCCCCTATGGCGAATTGATCTTGAGCACCGCCCTTGCAGGTGATTTTGTTCTCCTTCTCAGTGCTCCCCTCAATCGTGACCTCTTCCCAGAACGTAAGCGGATGCGTAAGTGCGTCAACACCTGTGTACTGCTCAAGTGAGACTGATTGGAGCTTATCGCCAGCGCCTGTACCAGCAAGACCAACCTGATAGGTCTCCTGGATACCGAGAATGCCATTGAAAGCGACGGAGCCAGAAGTAAGACCAGTCGCAGTGATGCCAGCTGCATTTACACTGGCAAAGAGCTGTTCAGTGTAGTAGGTACCATCGCCATTGGCTGCACCCGGCATGCCACAAATGACAGTTTCTGTTATAGCCTGACCGAAGATATTGGTGCCAGCAACGGTCACTGTACCGACTGCTGCCGATCCGGTCACCACAAGCTGTATGATGTTTCCAGGGCCTATAGTATTAGGTTGCGTGGTAAGGGTAACGGGAAAAGATGCAATAGCCGTGATAGTCTTGAGCACGGCAGGAGAGGCGGGTATGGTCACCTGGGTCGGATTACTGCCCACAACCGAGCGTCCAAACCACTGAGCACAATTGTCTAGATAGAAATCCTGCTCAAACTTCCCAATCTCAACCAGCTTATTGAGGTTCTTGTAGTTCGTATTTCTGGAAAGTGTGCCTCGTTGCTCTTGTGGTGAATGCTTGCCAATCTTCTCTTCTGGTGCCTCAAGCATTGCAGGCACCAGCGTACTTGCCACTGGTATTGCCCAGATACGCACAATACCACCCGTGAGACCTGTTACTGTCACACCAGAGGCATTAACAGTACTATATATCTCAGGTGTTACATACTCATATGGTTGTGTATTAGCCGCTGTACTGGCAACAGGTATCGTAGGCGTGGTAGATGTCGCTGCATTCTGAGCTTGAGTAAAGTCTTTGCCAGTGATGGTGATGGTTCCCGTCGCAAAGTTACCTCGCACATCAATGAGCAGACGGGCACCGGAAAAGACAGACCGACCCGGGACGGCGTTCGGTTGCGTGGTGAGGGACGCCGGTAAGGATGATACAGACGTCGGTCCAAACACCAATTGCATCCCAGGATTGGTGAGGCTTTCTAACGTAATACCGACCCTGCCCAGACTCGAATTGCCACTCATGCCTTACCTTCTTTCTTTCATTCTTTCGACTCTATTTGCTTCTTTTGTATCTTAGCTGGTTTCTCTTCTTCTGGGACTTCTGGCGAGACGTGGCCTGCGTAGGCACCCGCTTCAAAGAAGACTTTTGTACCCGGTGGATACGTCGCCTCATGTCCGTTTTGATCCACCTTGCCATCGGCATCTGCTATCTTTGTCTCCATACATTTTCTCCTATGGAACCATCAAAACGTTATATTGATATTGCACACGCAACACATTGCGATACATGCGGTAGATCTCACCGCTTCTCATGAGATACAAATACTCACCAATTCCGGTGAGCTGGCTACTCTGTACTTGCCCAGGCATGCCAAGATTTGCAGAGGCGTGGAACATCTGTGTGAGTGCGTCTCTGATGCCTGGCAAGGTTGTGCTTTCCACTATTTCAGAGTCCGCATCCGAATATGCCAACGTGACCTCAAAGGTGTAGTCTTGCGAGTCATCGATCCTTCCCCCTACGACAGGAGCGCCCCCGCTGGTTTGCCGCTTGGTCTCATCCTTAGGACCCAGGACGACTTCGAATGCTGGCAGATTGTCCCGAATATCCTTGAAGCGCCCCACTTTGCAGTTCGCAGACTGGAAGAAGTTGGAGGATCCAACCTGGACACCTTGCGCCATGGTCTTAATTTGTTGCAAGATTGCTGGTGTATTAGGGCCAGAAGGCAAGTTTACTTCCTTTCATCTAACGAAAAGTGTTTATCCAGGAAAGTAAAAATCTGCTGTTCGTTACCTTCCTCATGCTGAATTTGCATATCTACGAGCACTTGGCGAAAGATTGCCTCACCAACTACATCTGCAGTCCAGGTAGAGACCTCTAGGCTTCCACTGGTATGAAAGCTTGATGCCTTGAGACCGACCAAGGCTTGACGACGCCATACCTCGCTTTGCGCTTTACCTGAATCGCTAAGACTCATCTTGAAGTACTTCATGCGCCACCTAATCTTGTAAGAGCAGCATTGACAGCTTCAGTAAAGTTCGCGTCAATATCACCCGTCTTCTGCTTAAGTGCATCCGTCATGTAAAATTGGCCCGGGTCATGAGCATAGTACCTGCCTATACTATCTGTCATGCCCGTAAAACCGTACTCCCTGCGACGGCTATATTTGAGGTCCGTCCCCATCCAACTGGCATACGGGTTCATAATCTGAGATTGCAGGCTGCCTTCAAGCTTGCCTGATGGATTCTTCCAGTGCATATTCGCTCTAGCCGCATCTTGGAGAGCATCGGTACTCTTCTTGTGAGCTCTGAGCAGTTCCTCTTCAAGGATGAGCTTCCATCCTGCAAACTGCTTGATCTTGTCAAGTGCGCTAGGATCGATTGTGTATGAGAATTCAAGCATATTCCCTCTATGTTTTGACTATCAGGTCAATCGGGACCTCTGTGTGATCAAGATCAAAATGCTCAGGTCTACCAGCGACACGATACGAATTAATTTGACCTGCAATATCGGCATTTTGATCTACTAAGAGATCACCCAGCCGTATGTCCACTACACCTCCAATGGTATAGCCCCAATGCGAGAATGAAGGTTCTGCACCTCCCATATTGCTTTTAATGCGCATATCTTCGTTTTCATCGATTTGCATGTAGATATTTGTTTTGATACTAGTATTAGCTCTCTTCTGTGTCATATACCTATATGGACCTATTCTTATTGCAGGAGGTAATAGTACAGGTGCTCCAAATGTTCTTAAAGCGTATCTTGCCATGATTATCTCCCTTGACATAGTACGTTAGACTGTTGCCATGAAAATCTACATTCTGACAAGCCTCGCAGCCCTCTTCTGCACTGCTGGCATCGTAGGTGCTTGGCTTACACAAAAGCCGCTGCTTGAAGGCTTCATATATGCACTTATCTTCTACATATGCGCATTAGCTATTATACTTTGGCCTCATACTAGTTGACGCCCACTTGCTAGAGTGCGTGTAGCATTGAATTGCGCCTGTATCCACGCTCCCAATGAGCCTACGATGTGAGAGCCGTCTGAAAGATGCCTCACGACGCTATCATTGTCCCCAATAGACCATGGCAAGATAAGCGAAAAGCCTGAATTAATGAGTTTTGCAGCGATACTTCTTGTGGAATACGGATTACTGATACCTGAAATGCCATTCGGGCCATCACTCATCAGCTCGTTATAGCCTGGCTGGTTCCCGTGAGACACGCCAGTCGGATCGCTGTAGTTGTAGGAACCAACTTCTGAGCACCACTTTGGCTTTCCAGTTAGATTGCGAAAATCAGCAATTTGCCACTGGTCAGCTCGATAGATATGCATGCTGTACACATCAGTACAGTCATCAACGAGATTTGTTCGTTTTGTCGCATTAGAGAATAATTGATAGACGTTCTGCTGTTCTTCCTCATAATCCGAAAATCCAACATAAGTACTTCCAACGATAACTTTGACCACGCTATAGCATGAAACAAGAAATTCATGTAACTGCGCTTGGGTCACTCCTGATGTGATAGCATTGTCACTCCAGGTTAGATTTGCATACGGTTCGTTTTGCAATTCCCACATGAGAATATTAGCATGAGCCTTAAAATGATTTACATAAGTATATAATGCACTTAAATATGTACTAGATGAGTTTACGAATGTCCATCGGAATTTACCATCTAGATTGGAATAGCCACCACTTGACTTGCCATCGCCAATAACAAGTATGACCTGTAAGTTATGATTAGCACATCTTGTAAGGAAATCATCTAGATTAGCTGCATAAGTAGTATTGATTGTATAGGCGTTTCCAGTCCAGTCCATCACGCTCTCAAGTTGTCCCCAAGCCCGGATGATTTTGACGCCCCAGCTCGCAATAAGCGCAAGATCATTCTCGACCAGTGTCGAGTTGTATTGCGTCGTGAGATAGTTGATGACAGATCCCCCAGCATGGTTGTTGAGCCAAGGATAGTTCATGCCCAGGTTTTGAGGCGTGTAGGCAGATCGATTCGCATACCATTGCAATGGAGTGCGCCCCGTCGCTGCTAATCTTGCCATTTCTTACCTCGCTAAGCACAAATAAGCCGTCACGCTTTGTGTCGATCCACTCACATTTATTGCAACTAAACGAGCTAGCGGTGCAATAATATCACCTTGCTGCATGATAAACTGACCTGCATTTACAAAACCGTTCACATGCCATAACCATGTATTTCCGGCATCATAGGATACCTGTAAGAGAAGCTGAATGTTGCCATTTGCTCCCCATCCTGCAATAGCATATTTCCGATAATTTGCACTATTGATTGGATTTGAGTACACTGCATTATTTGTCGTTCCTTGGCTACCATTCAGGATTGAAACAGCATTATGGGTATTCGTGTTGCTCATGACCACTTCGTTAGAGGTCTTGAGCCGATCATTCGGTATATCCTCGCCTGCAATAGTCGTGCCAAGACTGAGCAACACTTGAGCCAAAACATTGTCATTTGAGTCTGTTATCTGGTATCCACCCTGTATTGGTATAGGATTGATGTTTCCAGGTACAATAACACTACTTAACAATGTATCATCTTGACCTTTTTGAGTAGCGCCATACACCATAATCTATACCGTCCTCTTATACTTCTTCAAAATACGGCATGCTTCTTCTACCAGAGGATCTTTCTCTCCACCTCTTGCTGCCCACTTCTGCTTACGCTTACCCAAATGCAGTTCAATCGTTCCATATGGGTTAATCATCTGCCTCATAGCCACTGCAAAGAATTTGCTTGTAGCCTCCTTTATGTCATCTGGTATATTCTGGAAACCTCCCGTGTACGTTGTGCGCATAATCCCTTCACGCAATATCATGCTCCCGGGGCTGAAACGGTACCATCCTTCTGTAGGTACAGGTATTTGTGCAGTTACATCAACTGTATTAAATTGCGTTGTAAATGAAAATGCATGTTCTATAGCTAATATAGTGATAATGGGATAATTGCGCAAGAAAACTACACGTGTCAGGCCACTATGCAAGGATGGCATGTGAGACGCTGCAATTTGAGCCTCTTGTGTAAGGGCTGCCTCTGCATATGGGTCTGAGCTAGACGCGCCACCGGCCTCTGTTGTCTCTTTGTAGAGAAAGACTACAGGATCTCCTGAGCTGTGAGAGAACTGTGTAGCACTTGCAAGATTGATTGTGCCTGGGTAGGGAGATGCCCAATTCGTGACATTCACACCTCCAGACTTGACTAGGATCGTCTCCTGTGTCGATCCGCTACCGATCTGTACAGCCTGTTCGTCAAGCTCATCCAAGGTGACTGTAGAGGCAAGCGAGAGCTGTGTAGCCCCTGGACTAGCGTTCTGTGAGAGTGTAGTAGAGCCCGGGGCCTGCAAGCGGCGTCTACACTCAGAGTCACAGCGTGCTGAGGCTTTCGCTAGCATTCGATCTATTTGCCCTGTTGGTAAGGCAGAAATGGAAGCACTCAACCCTTGCCCGAGTGGGGTATCCTGAATTTCTTGGGGGGTCATGTAGAAGCGAGGGATAGTACCACCTCCTCCCTGTAAACTGGCATTGGAGGCGGCTTTGTGGTATAATTAACCCATCTAAATATGGGTTTGCCAGCGCGTTGCTCTAACAACCGCTGGCGTGATGATACGCAACTTAAAGGAGACGTACCATGAGTGATACTATACCACAGAAACGCTGCAACGGGTGCAAACAAGAATATCCTGCCACCCTTGAGTACTTTCAATCCGATAGGAGCAAACAAGATCACCTCAGGACGCTTTGCAAGAAATGTTGCAAAGCGCGGAAGAAACCTCAACCAAGGAAAACTCCTGTTGTGCCCGATGGATACAAACGTTGTCCAAATTGCACAGAGGTTAAACCAGCCACTATGCAACACTTTCATGCATGTAGAACGGAAAAAAGTGGACTGCATTCCTGGTGCAAAATCTGCTGTAGAGCTTATAGCGAAAGCAAGAAACAGCCCAATCCTAATCCTATCCCTGAAGGACATAGACAGTGTTCTAAATGCCAAGAAATTCTTCCAGCAACCACCGAGTTCTTTTATCCTGCCAAGGAGTATGCTTACGGAGTTATGTCTCGATGCAAAAAATGCGCAAACGAATATACCCGTAACAGGAGAAGGCTCAAAAGAAAGCCCATAGAGAAACTTCCAGAAGGACAAAAACGCTGCTCGAGTTGCCGAGAAATTAAGCCATCTACTAGTGAATACTTTGGAGCACGCAAAACTTCTAAAGATGGATTGTACTCTCGATGCAAAGCTTGTACTCAAAACGAAAAGAGACAATACTTGCAACAAAACAGAGAAGCAGTAAACCAAAGACGAAGAGAGCGGCGTCCCTTGCTGAGAGAACGTATAGCCCAAAGAGATAGACAGTACTGGCATAAAAACAGAGAATGGATCATAGAGAAGAAACGACAGCATTATGCCTTGCATAAGGAAGATATACTCAAACGTCAAAAGATGTATTATGCAGCCAATAAGGGTAAGCGCCTGCAATATAGCAAGGAGTATAGACAAGCACACAAAGAATGGTACATAGAGTACCTTAGGATTTACACGCGCAATCGTCGGGCTCGTATTAAAAACATTCCAGGCTCTCATACCCCTGCACAGATTCGAGAGCAGTTGAAGAGGCAACGTTACTATTGCTACTATTGCAGATCCAAGATCAAGAGGATCAAAGGGAAATACGTTTATCACGTTGACCATACCATCCCTATCACACGAACAGACCTTCAACCTCGTAATGAGATTTCTCACCTTGTTCTCACTTGCCCTCACTGCAATCAAAGCAAAGGAAACAAGTGCCCTTGGGAATTTCCAGAAGGTGGACGTCTCCTCTAACCTAAAAGACAGCAAGTTATGCCAGCATGCAATTGATAATCTGTATGGCGTAGCACACCTCCTTTCTTATACTTCCTCTCACGCTTCTTCTACTTTACTCCTCGGAAAATTCCGCTGCAACATTCAGGGACGCGGTTGCCGTAGGTGTGACGCCATTCAAGTTGATTGCAAGGACCTCTCCAGGTCGCAGGACAAGCGCCTGTGCTGGTCGGTTGCCAAATTCCCAGTTCACCCGATCCATTGGCGGGAAATCCGTAGCAGTGTAGGTGGCAAGCGCCAGCATGAGCTTCTGGTTACGAATGGCAGTGCCAACAAGTGTTCCCAAGGCCGATGGATTAGCAGTGTAGGCGAGTACCGTAGCACTGGGAGGTGCATTCTGGCTGTCATGGGCTACAGATGTGGGACTACCTTTTGAGGTACCTCCTGTATTTGCAGTACTCCTCTTGAGCAATAGTACATCAAGAGCAGCAGCAGTAGCAGCCGTGCTCGTGCCTACGATCTCGATACGGGTAACTCTGACAAGTAGCCCGCCTGCTGTGATTGTGAAGATATCGGTTGCACTGTTTGCAGGCACCAGCCCAACCTTTGCGACAGAATACGTTGCTTTTTGTCCATCAGTTGGCCCGCCTATGGTTCGATAATTGGTATCAAGCTGTTGTACTGGCATCTATTCCTCCAATGATCCTGGCGTTTTCCGTTCCCTAAGATTGCCTCTTTCCTGCTTCATATATGCATTCTGCTCAGTTGGCGAGGCGAGACGATGCCCCAACTTTTGAAGCTCTTCAACATCATGCTCTCTGGCATGAGCAGGTGGATCTATCTCCAGAAAATGACCTTTCTGCTGGTAGTTCCTTACAGGCGTGTGCACTCCTGCTATGATCTTTTCATTAAGAGCAACATGCCCATCGCTATTCTGTTCGTGGTACATGAGAATTGACATTATGCGGCCCTCACTCTTCCAATTTTTGCAGCAAACGCAGGTGCTCGTAGCGCCAGCGTCTTATCAGCATTCAAGGCAAATTGACGCGATCTGGCATTGATGACAGCGAGAAGCTCGGTCTGAATCGGGTTGACTTCTGGGCAAACGAGAATGTCCGGATCACGTGGGATGAGGTAGATATCCTCAGTGACCTGGGTGCCAGTCTGGACACGAGGGAAGGTCACGCCATCAGAAATGGCATTGGCACCAGAGGAGGCAACGGTAGCCCAATAGAGCGTACTGGTGACTGCTGGGTTTTGGATGAGCCCGGTATCAGTGAAGGAGGTTACCGCAGCGTCATTGATGTCATAGGCTGCGACCAGCGCATACAGGCTCTCTGCGCCACTTACCGTACTGCGGAATATGCGGTAGCCAAGGATGTCGATCACATTGCCGTCGGCGTCCGTTGGAGCTGGTGTTGTCCAACTCAAGACAATGTTATTCCCGCTTCCTGGCGTTTGGGAAGCTTCAGCAGAGGCCGCCATCAAGCCATATCGTGTAACCGCTTCCACCCGGTAGTAGTAAGGACTGGTAGCAAGTGAGGAGCCAGTCCCTGTATTGCCAGTTGTGCTAATGGTTCCCATGGTGCCCTGATTGCCCATGAAACTTGAAATGATGATGGGGATATTGCGATACGACTCAACCTCAACGCCTGCATCTATAGCATTATCTGCTACAGGTGCACTCGGATCACCATAGTCATCACGCAAGAACATGCGCTTCATCACTTGATTGTAACGCGCGTTCTGGACGTGCAACCCGTTGATGTAAGATTGCATCTTTGGGGACATCATCCAGAAGTAGTCCATGCCAAGCTCTTGAGCATATCGACCGCGAACGGCGTCAATGGCGTTGTCCATCATCTGAAATGCGAGAAGTTGAGTCCCGGCGTCGATCTTATTGGCATTGGCAACCATCATATCGATCCCATCCCACTGAGGGCGCTTCGTATTGAGTGTGGCCTGAGCTGAGCCATATATGTGCGTGGTTTCCTCCAGCCACGTCATCGCTTTGGCATGAGCCCCAAGCTCCAGGTCGAACAGGTTCCCGTTGGCACGTGCGACCTGTACCATGAATTTGGACAAGTCGCCAATGGACTCGGTATGCTTGATTGGAAATTGTCCCTGCTTGTAGGTCGAGTTGCTTGCTGCTACCGAGCCCACTCCGGAGTTCGGAGGTGCTTCTAGCGAGTGCTGTGGCTGGGGAAGTGCTGACCTTGTGTTGAAGTAAAAGATGTCAGTCTCCCACGTCTGACGCGGGATAGCTCTGCCTAGCGGTCCCCACTTGCGTTGCAACTCAGTGAGCGTGCTGTCGATTTGTTTCAGGATAAGATTGAGGGAGCCACCTGTTGAAGAAAGCGAAAAGCTCTCTCTTATCTCTCTTAGACTAGCGGGCATGTTATACCTCTCCTACTTCTAACTTATTATCAAAACTATGTTGTGCATCCATCCATCCCATCAGCTCAATTTCAAGTTCTTTCAAGAACCGCTCGGCGTTGTACCACTCTGGCTTAGGCCGAGAGCGATCCATCAGCTCAAGACGTGCATTCACATCTCTCATCTTCTCACGCATATAATCCCCATTGCGATAGTAGTTCTTCTTTGCTGGTTTCTCATCAGCATTTGAGCCTTCTACCATACTCTTGCGCTGTGGAATGAAGCGAGGATTGAACTTCTGTTGCATTTCAACAGCCTTCTGCTCAAAGACAGATTGCATTTCGGTAAGCTTCTGCTCAACCGAGGTTTGCATGGAAGAGAGCTTCGCATCAAGAGCTTCCTGCATAAGTTGCTCTTGCGTCTTTGGTGCTTGGACGGTGTAGCCAGCCTCTTGCAAGAGCTTCAATGCATCTTCAGCAGTAGGCTTAGGCGGATCTTGCTGCTTCTCAGTTTCCTTCTGCTGAGCTTGCTGTTCAGCCAGGAGAGTCTCCCTGAACTCCTTCAGGAGCTGAGCTTTTTCTTCTTCTGTCATTAATGGCTCCTTTGTTTCTGGAGATGCAGGAATATCCTTGCTCTCCTGATGTGTAGTAGATAGTTCCTCAATAAGTAAAGTATCTTTAGAAGTATGGAAGATTTCGCGTATATTTTGAGGTTCTTTAAATTCAGATGATTCGGAGACGTATTCAACGCGTGCATTAGGTATGCCTGGGGATGAGGTGAAATCAATGCCAGTGAGGCGGATATTTTCGCCGCCAACTAGGGGATATGGCTCGTTCTGGTCGATGTACATTTCAGCATTGACGGCTCGTAGGCTCTGCGACTTGATGTAGCCACCTTTGACCAGATTGACCACTTCACGGCCTGCCTGCGTATCGGGTACATCGATAAGCGCAAAAGCTTGGGTACCTTCCTTGCCGATAGCTGCAACCTTGCCGACAATCTCCTGAGTAGCATCATCGAATGCAGCATTATGGGAAAGGTAGACCGTGAGAGGAAGGGCGTTGGGATCGGAGAGTTGGACTTGAGCAGCCTGGATGAGACGATTGACAGTCTGTGCAGGGTACTTTCTGCCATTCAGAGAGGTGGTGTCATCCTCCAAGAAAACGGATTTGACGCGTGCTATGCGGTTTGTCGCCTCAGATGACGCCTCTTTCTTGCCATCCTTGGCGGTGTCAGGAAGGGCAGAGGTAAGCCCCAGGCGTGCGGCGATACTCTTGATCTTGGAGCGTACAGCATCAGGATTAGCAGCATGACCAGCAAGGTTCCACGCGTCTTTTACGTCGTTCGCATCTTTTATGGGGTACGCTTTATTCTTAGGGTCAGCAAAGTTCTCAGGATGCTCAGCATAATATGCATCTCTTGCTGCTTGTGTCCATTTCGTTTCAATCATAAAATAGGCCCTTACCTCTTCGGTATGGGCCTATGTCTCTCTGGACTAAAGCTCTTTATTTCAATCGAATATAGAATAAGGATAGCATGTATTCTGCTATCCTGTCAACGCGCTGTGTATCCATCATGAGTGAAGTTCCAGGTATGCAAGCAAGCTTTTATGATACTCTATATCTCTTTCTACTCTCTCTACAGCTAAATTACAGGCACTGCAAAGTAATGAGCGAACCTGTCCGGTATCGTGATTGTGATCAACTGCAAGCTGAAGAGGCGTATTATGAGCACGATTGACAATAGTTTCCGACTGTTTACAGATAGCACACACACCGCCTTGCTCTTCTAGCATTCGGCAGTACTCCTTGTATGTAAAATTTATCTTTTTCCATCGACGTGAGGGCGTTCTATTGGGGTTCGTCGTTGACCTCTTATACTCTTCCTTAACATGACACGCCTTACAAAGAGATATGTACCCCCCACGCGTCCCTTTATCCTTTTTAAAGGCCTCAACATTTTTGATCTCTTTGCATGCTCTGCACTGTTTTGTCTGATTAACATCAGGAGGTGGAAATGACTGCTGCTGAAGCTTTATTCTTTGCCTCTCTCTTTTTTGATAGGCCAGATTACATTGCTTGCAGACATTTTTGTAGGGATAGTAGAAATCATCGGGGGACTTTTCTTGGTGGCAATGGATGCATATTTTTGAAGATGGTATACTGATACTCATGACGGAAGTTCCTTTCTGTCATCACGCCTCGGGTTGTTTCAGCAACGCCGGGGCACACAATATTTATGAGCTTAGTATACCATAAATCGGCTTGAGAAGCAATTAGGAATGCAAGATACGAGCATCAAATTCTGGTGAAGATGCAATGGATGTGTACATCTGCAATACTTCTGCCCAGGGTTTTATCTCGATTGTCTTACAATGCCTACAACGGAGATGCAACCCTTGTGCATCATAATGCAGGATAGTATGGTTGTTCCTGCAACGTACTTTCTGATGCTCGTTAGGATTATTCACAGGCTAGCCCTCCAAGCCAATTTATGGTATAATAATCTCATAAATTGAACATGTTTTTGCCCCCACGATGCAGTCAACATCTGGAGGCGTGATGAAAAGGAGTTAGCCTTTCCATGAGTGATATTGTACCCCAGAACGTCAATGTTCCCCTCAAGCAATGCAGGAAATGTAACCAATTCTTTCCTGCTACCAAAGAACATTTTTTCTCCCATAAACGCCAAAAAGATGGGCTCAATACTCAGTGCAAAAGCTGTGTAATGATATCCAACAAAGAAAATAAGGAAAAGCCCCACATTGCTATACCAGAAGGTCATAAGCGATGCAGCAAATGTAAAGAAATCAAGCCTGCTACTGTAGATTTCTTCTCTAGAGCCAAAGGGAGGAGTGACGGATTGTACCCTTATTGCAAGAAGTGCCTTGCCAGACCTCCTAAAACCACAGATGTCCCTGAAGGGCACAGGCGATGTCCTACATGCAAGAGCATCTACCCATTGACTGAAGAGTTTTTTCATCGTAGTGCAGCGCAAGAAATAAGGTTTGACTATCAATGCAAGGGATGCAAGAGCAAAAGAGGCAAAGAGTATAGCATGCGACCCACAATCAGAGGCAAGCGCCTTGCACGTCAAAAAATCTGGAACGATACACATAAAGAAGAGCACAAAGAGTACTGTAAGGAGTACAATGAGATTAACAAAGACCACGTTTCTAAACGAAGCAAACGATACTATCAAGCACACAAAGAATACACTAAGGATCGCCATAAGAGACATTACCAGCAGAACAAGGTAATGTATCAAACAATAGGCCATGCCTACAGAGCAAGAAAAAAGGGCATCGAAGGCAAACATACCAGTGCTCAAATCCAAGAGCAACTGAAGCGGCAGAAAGGCAGATGCTATTATGCTGCTTGTGGACATGCTAAATTCCAGAAGACTAGGGGCAAGTATATCTACCACATCGAACACACCTTTCCACTCAGCAGAGTTACTGGCAGCGATATTCCTGCTAACAGTATTGACTACTTGGTATTGACTTGCCCTACTTGCAACCTCAGCAAAGGGAATAAATTCCCCTGGGAATGGCCCGAGGGAGGACGCCTGCTCTAAAATCACTGCTCAGCCTCCTCTTGTTTATCCTTATGAGGAGGCTGTTGGTTGTTCTGTGGCGATTGGTCACCTTGTTGATCATCGGGATTATTCTGGTCGTCCTGAGCGGATTGCTGCTGTTGTTCTTGCTCTAGACTCTCCAAATGAGATACGGGTGTGATAGTGGTAGCAGAGATGAGAATAGGTGTGTCGCCGCCCGGGACATCGGTACGTCCGCGTTCTTGTCTAGCTTCGTTGATAGTGAGAGTACCATTTCTGATTGATTTATCCTCAATAGTAGCGATATCTACATCCTGTCGGTAATCTGCGTGACGCGTTTGGACCCGCCAGTCTTCTACATTCAGTCCCGTTTTGACTGCTCTATAATTTAGCTTTTCAAGTATCTTGTTTTCTAATGGGAAGACTTTATTATAGATAAATGACTTGTTCTGACTCTCACCCGTACCACCGCCTATATTGCCGCTTTCAATAATACCGAGCATAGCAGGTGGCACCCCATAGACGACCAGCGCCCTATCCCGCTGCTTGTCCTGACTCTTATCGAAATCTATCTCAATAGAGCCCGTACCAAACTCATGGATCTTGCCACCTCCATACATGATAGGCGGTATATGCGCGTTCTGTATGCCAGTATAGTTTTCAGAGTACCACTTACGGTATCGTTCGGCATCGTCTTCATTGGAGTCAGGCCCCATCTCGACCCAATAGGACGGCTTGCCACCTTGCCTAAAGAACTTCTCACCCCAGGTAACCATAGATCGATCCAGGAATACCGGGTCCTTGAGCTTCTCGATAGGGGATAGCGCTTTTTTCTTCGCACGTGGGTCTGGTAGCCACCAGCGGATAATCTCGCGAGGTTCAAAATCCACAACATCGGTACTCTTCTCCAAGCGTTGGGTATACCCTGTGATCACTCCATGCATGTCAAATTGCGTATTCATCGTGATAGAGTCAATAGTATATAAGTTTCTCACAAGACCATCAGGCCCGTAGACCATTTCGCAGAAGGCTTCACCAAAAATAAGTAAATCAGTTGCAATTGAGTTAAAAAACTGCAAGAAATCTTCTTCTACATCTTCAAAGTCAAATAACGCTTTTACTTTCGCTTCATTGGCAGCATTGCCTTTCCCTTGCTCAATCTCGACAGTCTCCCACCCACCGGAGATCATGCGTTCTGCGGTGGTATCTACACAGCCTGAAACCCACTGGTTCCCGCAGTACACCTGATAGTACGTATCCTTCTTCTGCCTGTCATCCAGGAAGCCCTCCCGCGTCTGAACACTACCCAGTCCTAACGAGGTGTCATCCCATGCCATGGAGAGGTTCTTGGGTCCCCTGGGCTGTGGAACTTTCGCACTGCGCTTCGTTGCGGCTTCCAGATTGATGATGCCCACGTTGCGTTCGAACATCTCTGAGGTATGCGAGTCTGCGGGGTAGGTAGGCGCTTGGAATGGACGTTCTATTACACGGGAACGCCGCTTCTTTGTGCGTATCCAGTTTGGAAAGTTTATCGCCATGCTATTCTTGCTCCTTTTCTCTCGTATCTACAAATCTTTGTATAGCAATGGCAAGGCGTTCTACATCCCTGGGTGTCTTAAAGTCTATAGCATAACTATATCCTACATATTTACGCATCTCACTTAGAACATTCATAGCTATGTTCTTATACGGATGTGTGCTTTTGCTTTCAACTTCTGCTACTAGCGCATTCCATACTTCTATAGGTGGTACAGGATGCACAACTGAAGGAATGTCAGCAGCATAGCCACCTAGCCCATAAGGCGGGATAAAATTATCTTCTTCATTCATCGCCATGCTAATTCATCCTCCTCTTCATACTGCTGTCGCTCTTTCTCTTCTTCAGTTGGTTTGTCGACGACCATACCACCTACACTGCGAGGCATGCCCAGCTCTTCACAAGCCATTGATGCATTATCTACCTGGTCATCATGAGCACCCAGAGGGAATAACAGAAGCTCATCTTCCCACTCATGGAGCCATGATGCCTGTTTGGGATGAAACACCTTGCTTGACTCGTAGTAGACAGCAGCCGTTGTCGCGCGAGCCACCTTGTCCTTGACTGGCTTGTATTCCTTGACTGGCAAGCCTTGTCTACGAAGTTGTTGCACAAGAGCAAGCTGATAGGCCACGCTTTCAATTTTTATGAAGCTGGGGCGATATCGTTGGTAGAGCACTGATGTCTGCTGCTGCTGAGCAGGGTTGTCCAGGCGGTCACGAAGTCGGCCTATGAGGAGCAAGTCACGATCAGGAGTCACAGCCCAGGTGCACATCACGGTATAATCCGCGGTTTGCTTGGTCGAGATAGCCAGATCGAGAGTCATGAACAGCCAGCAATCTTTTGTGAGGAACCGCTTGAAGCCAGCATCGGTTTCTAGCTGGTAATAGTCATTTTCGGCAGTAAAGTACCGGAACCATTGCTTTTTGAATTGTCCGCCGCCAGCAGGTACCGGACGCTGCTGAAACTGTGCAGCATAATCCAGGCTTCCCATCGATTTCTTCAGACTATCAAGGACTTCCCTGGAAAACTTCTCTGGCCAGAGCAATTCTCCCTCTTGTGTGCGAGGATCTTGCCATCCAATCTTGGTCACACTCCGTCGATCAGGTTCAAACTCCTCTGGCAGGCAAAGATGTTCCCAGCCACCTAATTCAAGCAGATGTCCAATTAAATCAGTTGCACGCAACCGCTGACCGACGACGACCATAGGCCCATGCTGCTGATCATTGAGGCGACTAATCCAAGTCTTGCCAAACCACTCTATCACCGCTTTTTGATCGGCTTCCCCTTCCATCGCATTATGCGCGTCATCTATCAATAAATGCGATGCTCTTTTTCCAGTTCCAGATCCACGGACCGCTAAAGCCATATGATACCCTTTTTTATCGTTCTCATAGTAGGACTTCAATCTCTGATCATGCGCGAACTTAAACAGATGCCCGTAACGCTCTTGAAACCATTCAGACTCGATCAACCGACGACGATAGCGATTATCACGAATAGCCAGATCGAGGCTATGCGAGGCACAGAGCCAGCGAGAATAGGGATCATTTACCCAACACCAGACCGGGAACATCACAGAGACAATGGTGGATTTTGCGTGGCCCGGGCCTATACCGATCAGGAGACGGGTGATTTCGCGGGTGTAGAGTGCCTGGAGATGAATGCAGAGCGCGTCGAGATGCCAGTTCCACAGCAGTGGCGTGTCTGGCTCTAGCTCATGCCAGGCATGCTTCACAAAGAGTGTGAAGTTGCGCCTGGCCTCTTCAGCTTCCATCATAGTCAAAAGGGACTCTGTGATAATCACGCGTGTTTCCTCATCGGTATAATGTTCTCTTCTGCTTTCGCTTTTCGTTCTTTCGCTCGTTCTACAACATTCTTAATGGTTGTCATCTCTTCTTCTGTTACATACGGCATTAAGCTTGGGTTAATCGTCTCGTCTTTATTATCATCTATATTGCTTAACAGCTTGGCTTGTAGCTCTAATTGCTTACATACTCTATCGATAGCTTGAAGTGCTAACCACTCTTTATCCTTTGTATCCTTTGCTTTTTGCAGGATAGCAAGTGTTACTGTGTTTATATCCTTGAGCTGTTTTACAACGTCTAGACCTCTAGCCTCTTCTTTTGCCTCTTGAGACTGCTTGACTGATGATTGGATATGCTCAGTAGCATGTCTTTCTACCGACTTGTACCCTACCCCGAATTGTGACGCTATGTGACGATATGATCCCCCTGTGACGATTGCCGCTTCAATTTCAGCTCGTTTTTCGTGCGAACAAATCGTACAAACTCTTGACATAGCAATCCTATCGAGGAGGCCACATTCGACCAAACAGCAACGACACAACCGCTTCAAGTATCACCACAAGTATAGCAGTGATCAGTGCTGTCATGAGCATATCACCCGTGATAGTCATAACTTATCCTTCCTGCTCTATCTCATCATCTTCAGTATAAATCTCAGCTTCATCATAGTTCCCTACAACACGCTCTTCGACTTCCAGACCTTCTTTGATCGGCTCCCACTCTGCTACAGGACACTCACCCGGAAAGTCGCCCTTCATCCATATACGCCATGATTTACCGCAATTGACACACATGCGAATAGCACAGTAGGAGCCACCTGCAAGACGATAGTGCCCCTGATGTGTACAGGGTTGCTCTTCTTCTATAGGATCAACTGCTACATCTAGAACAACTCCACCTAGACCATATGGTGGTGTATGCTCTTCTGTCTTTTCTTTCATTCATTCGCTCTCTATTGTGGAAAGACGCTACTAGCCGAATAGTAGCGTCTCTTCCCAGAACTAGGAGAACTAAGGTAGAAAAACAATACATTCTCCAAAAGGAGGTAGACGATCAATATTCAAGCCGTGCCTGCAATCATAATCGAGAGGAGCGGGCTTGCCTCTGTGGAAAGTATACCATGCCGTGGGGAATAGTTCTACACTTTTGTATACGTGTGAGGAATGTATTGTGGGCATGAAATAGCCCTAGCGTGGTGGCTAGGACTATTCCAAGTTTCTGTTCCGAGTTGTGGCTATTCCCCCTCTGGCTGTGGCAATCGGTCTAAAATCTGCAGCATTATCGTCTCTATCCGATCGAAGCGCTTCGTATGCTCGCCTTGTGCCGTATCAATCTTGTCGAGCTTTCTTTCGACGGTATCGAAGCGCTCGCGCAGGTCGCCGACGTCGAGTTGCAAGTTGCCAACGCTGCCGCTGATCTCTCGCACGTTAAAGGTCTGCCTTTTCGACAATTTGATCAGATCTTCCTCGTTCTTGATGATCTTTCCAAAGAGTTGCTCGAGGTCTTTGACGCGCTCTTCAAGGTCTGGTGAGTGGTCATCGTTGGGTTGGTTCATTGTGCGTTGGACCTTTCTGACATCGCTATCTTTGCCCAGTCGACTGGCTTCCTAATCTCATGCCAGAGCCATGGGTGCTCGGGATCGGCGATAGTAGGAGTGAGGACGAGCCAGCACTCGTCGTCTTCGCCTTTGATCTCGACGGTAAATTGTTCTAATCTGACGATTGACTTTGCTAGGCGTGCTGCTTCAAGTTGGTTCATGGGTGGTGTCCTTCCCTTCTCAATTGCCGACGTAGCCACCATGTCCGCAGTTTGCCATAATGCTTTGCTCTCATTGCCCATAGTGCATCGTCGGACAGGCAATGCTCCCAAGCGACATGCATAGCTGGGCCAAGTGTAGCCAGTGCATCAGTAGCCTCTTGCATCGTTGGCTTTGTGGCTTCCAGTGCTGCCATATTCGCCTGCATGTTGGTGACCGCTTCTTCAGAGTTCATGGGTGTCCTTTCCTACTTAATTCCTGCTCTTTTCGCTATCCTCTCAGCGAACGGGTTTTCGTTTTGCTCCAATGAAGCGGCATAGATGCCAGTAGTTTCTAGTGAGCTATGCCCAAGCTTCTGCCTGATGAGCTGTAGATTTGCGCCTTCCTTGAGCATGTTGACAGTCCATGTATGGCGCATAGCATGAACTTTGCCAGTTCCGAAGTATTTCTCACACACATTGGAGAAGCTACGCATATCAAGCTTGCTTCCATGCTTCCTGGGAGAAAGATTAATCCAGAGGGCTGCATGAGGATCGATCTTGTTTACATCGGCTTCATAGTATGCTTGAAGCCACTCAAGAACAGCTTTAGAGGTGTCTTCTGGTAGGTCATCTGTGAGTATCTTATTCCCTTTGCAGAGAAAGGTAACAGTGATATTGCCTCTTGAGTCAATACGCAGATCCTTTCTCTCAAGGTTTGCGACTTCAGAGACGCGGCGGCCGGTAGAGAGAAGGACACAAATCATAGCATAGTCACGCTTACCTCTAGGTGTCTCTCGATCAATGCTTTCCAGGCCCTGCATAGTTTGCTCCTGCGTGAGTGCTCGAGATGTTTGATAGTCTTGCACCTTTGGACGTTCTATCATCTTAATCGGATTGATCAAGAGATATTCTTGTCTGATAGCATACTCATAGAAGCTACTGATAACCGCAAGTCTTTGTTCCACTGTTGCAGGCTTTACTTGTATGCCTCTTTCTGAGTAGGTAGAGAACTCTTGAGCCTTTAACCTTAGAGCTTGCCTCATAGTGATACCAGACCCATATTCATCACTAGAGATACTATCAAGGTCTAGATTTGCCTGTTTTAGCATAAGACGAAATCTATCAATTGTATCCCTATATGCCTTTAATGTCTTTTTACTACCAGATATCGTCCCCTTTTCGTGCAACCATCCCATTATCCATAAATCAAGCTGTGTACTCTCAACGATGCTTGTAACTTCCGTGCTCATATTCTTCTCCTGCTTTGAACTTTGGTTCAATTAGCACTAACGATGATTAGTCGAATACTATTCTAGCAAGAAATAGAACAGGAGTCAACAAATCGGTACCACTCAGTCCCCCTCAGTGTCAATCGGTTCCACCTGATTTCCCATACCATTTACATCCACTGCCTTTACTACCTCCCTCAGATCTTTTTTATAGAAGCGTAGGCTATGCCCCACTTTGTGATATGCTATATCACCCCGCTTCATAAAGCGTATGAGTGTTGATCTGCTCACCCTGAGGTACTTGTACGCTTCTTTGAAGGTGAGCAGCTTTTCTCCTTCATTCATTCATTCAATCCTCCCTCTCATATATGAAGGCAGAAACCGCTGTACAGCTTCTGCTCTCCTGATGCCTTCATCTGTACCTCGCACGTCTACCATGTCGCCTACTTTCTTTTGCTCGTCTTTCGATAGCCGTCTTCTGATGTGGTAGTACGTCCCTGTCCACTCATGCCACTCTCCTAACGCTTTATTGCCAATTCCCTGTAGAGCGTCAAGAGCTGCATGCTGTAAGAACTGTTCATTAGGCACATATCCGGGTGCCATAGCCGCTGAGGAGTGCCAAACTGGTCCTCCATATCCTTCTTCTATTCACTCATATCCTGAGTTTATTGTCAGAACTATACTATATGTGCCTTTCTTGTATCCAAATCTTGGATGCGCTGTTTCAATTGCCAAGCGACAATGATGCTTGAGTGCTCGTTGCTGGTATTCGTTCATGCCTTCCTCCTTTCCGGTGCTGGTTGCAATCTCCAATTTTTGCACACCACTTGCTCTATGCAGTCGTACAGCCACCCAGGGCTAGAATGAGGCCCGAACTCGCCAGGTTCATAGCGGTATGTCTTATTGAGACCGCAGTCCTGGCAACTGACATTGAACTGCCGAGGCAATGGAGCACCTGATGAGTACGTCCCTGCCAAGTGTCCATCAAGTATGGTGTAGGTATATCTACTCAAGATGTGCTCTGTTATCAGCACATTCTTGTGGTTACATTTCACTATTGCCTCTTTTCGTAAAACACAACTTTACATAAGATGTGAAAACAAAACCGTTTGGCTGTGTTACATCATCCTGTCCATGCACTTTCTCCTCTTTTACAAATTTCCATCCTTCTGACTCAATTCTATCCATTGTTGCAAGAACGTTACTATTGTCGTTTCTAGTGATGACCTCTCTTATGAGCTCATTGTTCATCTCAGCATCCCCCGTTTCGTCTTCGCAGCACGCTCAAGCTTTGCCCTGCATGCTGCAATTTGCTGCTTTGCCTGTTCTGGTGTAAGCATGGCAAATTCAGCAGGCGCGTAACTGATCGTCTCACACAGGTAGCGGGTGCCAATTTGCTGAGGTACCCGGAGCGACACCACGAACCGAGGTGCGTATTTCGAGAGCAGGTTGAGGCCTGCTTGCGAGATGAGCTTTTCGAACTCATTTATTCCCATGTTCCTATACTCCTTCTCATCACCTCTTCTGCCACCTTCACACGCTGCACATCACCACTTCTCAATAACTGCTCTATCATTCTCTGGTGCTTCTCTTTCTCAACTATCATTGTCTTGTGACCTCTATCGAGTACTACCCACATGATGTACTCTAGCTTGTCTTTCAACGCTGCTACATAATTATTGTACAATGTACTATATTCACTTGGTACATTTTGTTCTACTTGTAGCATTTCATTTCCCCATGTTCGCTAGTATGTGCTCTACAACATATTGCACACATTGCGGCACTATTGCATTTCCCAACGCCTTTAAGCGCTTTGCCCTATCGGGTTGCTTGCCAACAACGGTTCTTGGAGGCTCCCATTCATGCTGTGACTCCCCTGGACCTGCGGGCCACTGATGTCCGTGTAGCCCACTGGAAAACCTTGCAGCATTTCGACCCACTCCGGGTTCAAGTTGCCTTGGACTTGATTGGAGATTGAGAGATTGTGTCCCTTTCTCTCCTCTGGTGGCTTGATGCTGCCGTTTTCGTCCGCCTGTGGGGTCCTCCACATTGAGCCCGGCAATGTGTCCCTGTCTGCCTGCGATGGCGGACACGTTGCATTCTTGCCGTCCTGTGCTGCGGGCGTCGGCCACATCTGGACTTTCTGCGCTAAGGTTGGCCGATAGTCCGGGCTCGAGTACCCGCCGATCTTCTCTGCTCTCGGAGTGGGCCACAATGAATATTCGCTCTCGCTGGTGGGGCGCTCCGACATCTGAAGCTCGTAGACAGAACCATCTTGCATCCATCCCGATTTCGGCCAAATCCCCGAGTACTGTTGATAGTCCCCTGTGAATAAGAGCTGAGACGTTTTCCAAGATGATGATATCCGGTCCCATGCCGCTATCCATCGCTTCCTGAATGAGACGGCACATCTCTTTCCAGAGTCCGCTATGCTCTCCTTCAATTCCCGCTCGTTTCCCTGCATTAGACACATCTTGGCAGGGAAAACCTCCCGTAAAGGTTCTGATGCTGCTTGGATACCCTGCCCATCGCATCCCAAGAGCAAAGGCTCCGATTCCTGCGAACAAATGGACATGCTGATATCCCATAAAGTCTGCTGCTTTAACGTCTCTGATGTCTCTTTCATCAACTTTGCCTCCTGGCAAATTCCCTAGTGCAATGTTCTTCCTGAGTACTTTACAACAAAATGCATCTATATCATTGTAGTATGCGTAACTCACTATCTCGCCTTCCTTGCTTCGTTCCACGCTTCACTAACATTTTGCAAAGACCACTGTATACATTCATGTGTTACTTCCTTGTCGCCTTTCCCTGCTCTTGGGTGTTTCTTCCATGATCCATGCTGCCAATACTTCTGCACACCACTCATGAACTGAAACATATTACCGTCGGCAGAAACAACATTTGCAAAGGATGAGAGGTGCATACAATACTGCATTTGTATGTGAGGATTGCCACCGAGCAGATGAATACGGCGATCTGCGAGACCGTCCTGCACATCCTTGTCCCACAGCATGAACATCGCACCTCCGTAGCTGGTCGGAACCGAGAATGCTATGGCAAAATCACGCGGGATCATGGCGAGTTGCCTGGGCAGCTTAGGAACTACGAATACTAATCCGCAGAAGACAGCCGAGAGCTGCTCTGCTTGTTTTAGTGCTCGCATCACGTCATCTTTGTCCACATACTGATCACTCATATCAGGCACAATAGCGTACTGCGGGTTGTGTTCCTGGACTACTCTCATATGCCTCTCGAAGTCTGGATGCTTATAGTCTATATCTATAAAGGATATAGGTACATATGCATGTTTGTCTGATCTCATGCCGACAAGCCATCCTGCATCTAGTGTCATTTGAGCGTATCTTCGGTTGTTCCCGCTGGTGTAGATGAGATCGATCATACTAGTACCTCTCTTAGTACAAATCGCCATATATTGAGCGGTCTCTTCCTTCCTTCATCTCGACCTTCCAATTGAAAAGTTAGTCTCTGATAAAAGGCATTTGCAGGATTTTCTAGAGTACACTTTAATTGAATGTATATTTGGTTTTTCTCATATGATTCCAGGATAAGATATTCAATGAGCTGATATCCTATCCCGTGTCTTCTCATATCTGCTCGTACACAGATTTCATAGATTGTCGTGCGTCCATTTCTGCAATGCCGATAATTGCAGAATCCGACAATCTCGCCATCATACTCAGAAATTATGAGCCAGCTTCGTTCTATGGCTTCAATGAGCGCTGGACGCAGAACAAACCCGATACTGTCCCTATTTGCGTCTGCAATACATTTTACTGCATCTATATCATCAAGAGATGCTTTTCTAATCATAATAATCCGCGCTCTTTCTCAGCTCATCTACACACACTTTTCTCATCTCGCCTTCCTTGCTTCTTTCTCATCTCACTATGTGAACGCGCTACTCTTTCTCTGGATAAATCAATCCAAGTGCATATCCATTTGGTGCCATATCTAATCTCCCTTGTCCTTCGTTGTACAGCTTCGCGACGTACAGAGCACTTTCAGAGTCTTCAGCAAAAACACCGTTTACAATCCTATTGAGAAGCCGATCATAAACAACGTACCCATCCGTATCTTCCCCTTTTGTATCCTTTGTTTTGATACATAGAACCGCATGACGGCACTCTTTGATAGACGGTGCTTCCCTCTCATCTGTGAGGTACACATCAATTTCAGCTTTTGGTTGACCATCAACCATGTAAAGTCTTTCTCCATTTTGTTCCATCTTATCCTCTTTCGTCTTATAGTCAATGACTATGTGAACAATATACTATTGTGTCCTTACTCATCCGTGATTGCAACTTCCACATGTATAGCGTTCTAGCAAGCTATCCCACTGCCAGTTTCTAGTACCGCAATGAAGGCAGGCACGATCAGGAGCTGCAGATCTATCAGATTTTCCTGACGTTTCTGACAAATCTGACTGAGTTTTACTAAAACTATTTTCAACGTTTTTTACGTAAGGGACTTTTGTTGAATTCGTGTCAGGATTGTCAGTTTTGTCAGAATCAAGGAGACCAATCCCTCTCCAAAAACGCTCTTTATCATCCTTATCCTGTGTAAAACCCCGCTCAAGCAAAGCGGCGCGAAACCGTCGTGTATTAAACGCAATCTCGGTATTCTTATCACACCATTCCACATATGCCTTATACAGTTCACTTATGGCAACACGGCAATTCTTTTTGATGACGCAGCGATCCTCTAGAAAATGTCTGAGAATGTCCATCTCAGCTCTATGAGATGCGGTTGACTTCTCAACATCGGGATTCCTCCCGATTCCCTGAGCTCTCCAGTTCTTGTTACCAGCTAAAGCCCAGTTAAGAATACCTGACAGCTCGGCTTTCAGCTTATCGATATAGTGGAGATCTGCCTCGCTAGGGTCGATTGTCTCAGCAAAGGGGATGAGCTTCAAGCGATTCCAGATAGCTGGGTCAGTTCCTCGTATTTGGGGTAGGTGGTTAGTGCCAAGAAAAATCTTGTGCGTAGGGATGAACGTAAATTCCTCTCCATACTTGAATTCACCAACGAGGTGGTCACTACCTCCTGACATCTGTTTGATTTTCGACTCTGCTAGTCGCTGGCCTTCTTCGCCCTCGCTGGCAATCACCAGACGCAAGCCTTTTAGCTTTGCTATATCGTTGGCTATGGCCTTATCGTATCGCTTAACCATCAGAGTCTCAGTAGCGATTTGATCGGCATAGTCTCCCATCATGGTCATCAGTGTGTTGAGAAGCGTGCTTTTCCCGTTATTACCACCTCCATGACCAATGAAGGTTGCCTTTTCAGAGGTATCACCAGTAAGGCAATACCCTGCAATTCGCTGGATGAATGCTTGAAGGTCTGGGTTCTCTGGGAAGAACCGATCAAAAAAGGCAGTCCATAATGGACAAGTCGCATTAGGGTCATAGACAACTGGAGCCAAGCGTGTGATGAGATCAGCTCGGTTATGCTTGCGAAAGGTGTATGTACCTAGATCTAATGTGCCGTTTAGCACGTTAAAGAGCATGTTGTTCTTATCCAGGTCATCAGGCGATATGAGTAAATCAGCACGTGCAGATCTCTCCATTGCTTCAAACATGCTGATTTTATCAGAACGCATAATATGCTTTAGCATAGTACGCTTTCTCTCATCATCGTCAATATCTAATGCTTCTACGTACATAGCCCTAATAGTCTCTTTAGCAAGACTAATAACCTTCTCAGCTTCAGATATACACCACCGTCTCCCATCCCACACAAGCCATTTTTTCCACTTTGCGCAATAACGTAGGTTCTTACCATGCCGTTCGATTAGGCGTTCTGTATTGCGCTCATCAACGTAAGTACGAAGACTATCTAAATTGATGTTAGACTCTGGTGGGTTACTGCCATTCCCACTTTGAGGATGCTCCTGGCTGTAGGTAGTAGTGCTTGACCAGGGGTCGCGCTTGGTATAGGAATAGGCAGAAGCGACTTTAGCCCGTGCGGTGGCCTCAGTGAATGGCTCAACTTTGCCCTTAGTGTTATGGGTGGGAGCCCGTCTAGCAAATTCCATGCAGATGGATTCCGCTTCCACCTGGGAGTAGCTATTATCATGCAGTTGCTTAGCCAGCTTGAAGCAAGCATTATCGCGACCTGTTATGGAGACATCGCGAAGCGCCCTCTCAAGTGCGATATCTGCTACTGGTCGGGATGTCTTCTCTTGTGGTGGATTGAGCAGACCCAGGAAGATACGCAAGTCATCAGGTAGTATGTCTAAACTATCCAACTCGCCGGGGGCGCGCAACCAGACATACTCGCCACTGGTGTTCTTGCCACAAAAGACGGCATAGCCACCGTCACCACGAATGTCGAGCCCCGGCCAGCGTTCCCCTAGCTCTATCTTTGACTTGCTATTAAGAGTGGGAACAAACCAGCCGGGGTGCTCAAAATCACAATGCAAGCCGCCTGAGCCCGTCCGCCTATGCGGATCGAGCCCTAGCAACTCAAATGTATTTCTCCCGGGTTCCCCATCGCCATCAAGAATGATGAGGTTGCTGATAGACCCGGTGATCACCGCCCACGCAGGCGGGTTGTATTGCTTTTGCCACTGGTTTATCTGTTCAACACTAGCACGTTCCTGCTGGTATTGCTTCCAAGAGAACAGAGGCTTTTTGTTGAGGCCGACAGGGATAACCGACCACCCGAGGCCCGTTACCACATCGATAATAGAGGAGATGGTATACATGGACACACTCCTTCTTCTATCTATCGCTCTGCTGCTTTTTTGAGTTGTTGGTATTCATCGAAGTGGTGTATCCACTGCTCACACCATCCCTTTGCCTCATCAATAGTAATAAAGAGACTCTCTTGCAGTCGAGGAGTGTTGGGGCCTTGCACGGTTGCCCGATAGTATGTCTTGGATCTGGAGATATACGGGCATATATCAGCATATGCACTTCCTATGGTCATACTGTAGCTACCATCATTTTTGCATTCCCATGGATCGCAAGATGTATAGGTGCTTACAGGGGGCTGTGTGAACAAAGGCGCTGCTTCATCTATTGGATTGGTCCAAGCATATTCTCCGCAAATTTCGATAGCCGCTTTATTGTATGCTATTGCTGCTTCTATCGCGGTATTAAATTGACCAAGATAACGGAGCTTGCCACCTTGGCGTATCGCAGCAGTATATATTTGCGTGTTTTCATGGAAAAACACGCCCTTATAGCCAGTTTTATTATTCTTGTGGTATGCTCTGTTTTGAGCATTTTGCACATGTGTAACTATCCGAAGATTTGCTTCGCGATTATCGAGCCTGTTTCTGTTGATATGGTCAACGAGGTAGCCTTTTGGCGGAGGAAGGATGTGACGATGCATGTAAGTCCGCTCGCCGTCAATATTTGCTGCTGCATAGCCATCGCGAATGTGCCATCTGCGTTGATTTAGTTCTCTAAACCATTTTTCGTCTACAATAACTTCCTGTCCGCGATTAAGGAGGATTATCCTTGAATTGTCATCTTCCATGGGTACACACTTTCTATCGTCTACCCATGTTCTGCTATACAAGACCTTGCGTTTTCTTGCAAGGTTATGTATTATAAAAACAGGGTAGCGAATCCTAGGGTCATTAGCTTTAACCTTCCACAGCAGAGCTGATGACCTGAATGCTACAAAATTTTCAATTGTTGTCTGCCAGCATACGCTGGCTTTATTTATTTGTCCTGTTCCTCTTGGATATTGCTGTTTTCTTCCAGGAACTTCTCCAGGTCGCTCTCTTTGATGCGCCACTGATTCCTGACTTTGGTTCCTTTGAGCATCTTCTCTCTCAAGAGACGCATGATTGTGTCTTCTGAGACTTGCAGCGTTTCTGCAATCTGCTCTGGCGTAAAGAACCGTTCCTGCATGTTGATCATGGCCTCGATCCTTTCTTGATTGACCGTTACTATCTAGAATAGTAGCATAACTTGCAGACAGACGCAAGTAGCCACAAGTATTGCTGATGATAATATCCGTATATCCGTACATCTCTCTATTGTTCATCATCTTCTCCTTCTTCTAAACAGCACTCTATCCAGTCCAGGCGTCTCCTCTTCCTTCTGCTTATATCTCGCCATAACTACCGCAACGAATGTGAGCAGCAGACAAACTGTAAATACTATCCAAAGTATATTAACTAGCATGTTACTCCTCTCTAAACTCTGCTCGCTTCCACGCGTTGAGCCTGGATGCTGCTTGCAAGTGCCTATGCTCGGTATACAGGCACAAGCACGGTCGCCAGCCAGCACTGATGAACATCCCATGTGCGTAGTACCGCTCTCCACAGCCCTCGCACCGTGGGCAATCCGGTGCAGGACTGTAGCGAATGTCAGGATAGCGCATCTTGAGCGCGGAAAACAATCTATTGTTCATCAAACGCCCTCCCACTTTTAGGGGATGACAGGCCACTGCCGCGCTCTTCAATTTCTTTGATCGC